TGGTTGTTGTGCAAGCTCTTCTAGTCTTGCTTGGTTAGCTAAGTAACTCTGGTATGGTGCTAGTGATCCCTGCATCATATCGTAACCAGTTCCCATTAGACCAGCAGCCTTTGCTAATTGCTGTGTTCCAAAGCCTATCTGTTGCTGTGCAGCTTGTTCTGCTCCAGCAGCTAACTGTAAGTCTCTACGTCTACGAGCTTCAGCTAATGCTTGTAACTCTGGTTGTCCACCAGTACCAACACTTAGACCACCTCGACCACGACCAAACACACCAGCAGCTAATCTCTGTTCTTCTTCAATATCATAAGGACGTAAAGCATCCATCTGTTGTTGCATATAACGCTGTCTAGCTTCTTCCGGGGTATCAGCTAAGTAACTTTGTCCTAAGCTAAACAAACCCTGAGCAGGTGCAGCATACTGTTGAGCAAACGGTACAGCTTGTTCAGCAGCAGTTAATCCTTGACCCATAAGAACACCAAGTCTACCTTGTTGCTCTTGTACCGTTTCACTAGGTGTGTAACTAGCAGAAGTAACTGCTCCTGTAACAGGATCTGTTTTAAACTCAGACTGACCATAAAGAGTTTTCATTGCAACGGGTTTAAAGAAACCTTGTTGACCTAGCTGACGCATTCTAGCGTCATACTGAGCAGCAGTCTCTCCTGCTTGCTTAGCCATCTGTCTACCAGATATTGCACCACCTACCATAGATCCTATCTGACCGCCTATACCAGGAGCAATCATGTTACCTACAATAGGTGCTGCAACTGATAATGCGTCTTTTAAAAACCCCATTTCTTTATCCTCTTCACCATTTATTTAACGGACATTCATTCTGTTCAAATTTAACTTTTAATTTAAGTACACAACCACATTTAGTGCATACACCTAGTTTACTTTTTTCACAAGAATCACATATTTCTTTACGTCTAATTTCTGTTTCTTTGTCTGTAAGTTTAGGCATTATTACCATGATAATTTAGCCCCTCCAGCTAAAGCATTACCACCGTTTCCTGTACAACTACCGCCAGTACCTCCTGTACCATAACCAGTACCATTAGTATCTCCTGGAGATACAAAGTCTGAACCACTATAGTAGTAACCACCTCTTGCTGCGCCACCTGCTCTTGTGTACAAAACAGTTGCGCCTCTTTTAATTTCAGTTGCTGCTCCACTAGTACCTATTCTTTGTGGTGCTTGAAACGCCCAGCAACAACCACCTATACCACCTGCACCAACAACCACTGTTAGTGTTTCTCCAGGCGTCACAGCAAAAGACTGTGCTGTTGTATAAGCCTGACCTGCGGTTCCAGGTACACCTGAGTGACAGTCTCCACTATGGTATCCAGAAGGACCGCCTCCTCCGCCTCCAGACATCTTATCTAAACTTAAACTAAAAACACCTTGAGGAACTACAAATGAGTAAGTACCTGCTGTAGTGTATTCTTGAGTACCTGTAGGTGGAAACACTTGCTTCCAAACACCAGCGTCATTTACATAAAGATTAGTGACTGTTTTCCAAGTACCTGCGTCTTTAACATAAAGCTCGTTAGGATCTTTAATGGTATCTGAATGTTTAACAGATAGTCTCATGATGCAACTTTATACCAAATGTCTCCGTTAGATCCACCGCTTGGATTAGCAGTTGACACAGTTTTATTTCCTGATCCATTAGTACCTACAGTAACACTGTTAACTGTAGTTCCTGTAAGAGTACCTCCTGTTATAGCTACTGAGTCAGAATCTTGTGTAGATAATGTTCCAAGAGAACTTGTAGCATTTGTCACAGCAGTAGTTACAAAAGCTGTACTTGCTATTTGTGTGCTATTAGTTCCTGCAGAAGCTGTAGGTGTTGACGGTACTCCAGTTAAAGTAGGACCATCAAGGTCTGCTTTAGAATTAACAGCAGCTTCAACAGCAATAAGTTCTGCATCTACTTCTGATCCTTTAATAAGTTTACCTGGATCACCAGAAGTTAATCCATCTTTAGTTGTAAAATTTGTAGATTTACTATACGATGACATTCTTATTCCTTAAATTGTTTTACCTGCTTTAACATAAACATCTATCTTTTGTATTGATAAAGGATTCTGATTAATGTCTGCTTCAAATCCTAGTTGAATAATAGAACCAGAACCTGCTAAGTTAGATTTAACTTCTTCCAACGCAAGACCGTTTGTATATTCACCGATGCTATATTCATCTATGTTGTATTGAGTAACAGTACCTGCCTTTAATGTTTTTCTTATATCTCGATAAGAACTAACATAATCAAATCCATATTTAATAACTACATTCTGACCAATACCACCAACAACTGTAAAGTTACCTTTCTTTAAAAACTTTAATGTTGTAGGACCACCTAAATCAAAATGATTAGTAAAATACTTCATCTTGTAAGTAACAGTATCGTCTAAGTGTCCTGTGTATTTACCTAAATAACCTTCTTTACCTATAAGAAGATCGCCTGTATAAGTGACATGTAGGGCGGTGGGTTCAATGCTATCCCAGATAGTAACTCTTGCTGCACCATTCTGTAATCTACCTCGTAGATCAAAACAAAATACATACTTAGATAAAGGTAGTGTTAAAATATAAAAAGCATCTTTAGGATAGTAAGCTGCTTTAATCTTAATTGTGTTAGTACCTTGAGACTCTACAAAAGAAACTAAGTCATCTCTAACGTTAAACGATATGTCATTAATAGGTGCTGATTTTTCCTGAATAACACGAGCAATACTTCTTACACCTGTGTCAGACAAGAACATAACATCCGTACCTGTGTTGACAATACTGTCTCTAGCAATACAACCTACGTTAGCTACTAAGTCTACTAACTCTAATCTTGTTACATCAATAGGGTTAGCATAAATAGCAATGTTTCTTTTACCAAATATAATTAAAAAACCGTTGTGTGCTGCTAGTCCTACTATCTCGTCTCCATTAGGAAACACATCAATCAATGACAAGTAACCTGAGTCACCTGTTGCTAAGTTAGTACCGTCTAGTAACGCACTAAAGTAAAGTGTCTGTTTATCGTTAACAATGTCAGCCCACCATGTTCTACCATAAGCACCTATAACTACATTAGGCTTAAAATCACTAGGAGAAGCATAGGTGGTAGGTACTGAGCCAGCGTCACTAAGTAAATTAAAACCGTAAGCACCTGTGTGTGCATGACTAGCTCCTAGTTTGTGATAGACCAAAGGTAGATGACCTGCTTGTGCTAAGTAAGCATGAGGACTAATATCCGGTCCTTCACCATAAACAATACTAGCACCCATCCAATCATTACCTGTGATGGTGTATGCTGTTGTACCTGTTCCTGCTGCGTCAGCTACTGTAGTATTTACTTCAGTAACTAATGTACTTGCACCACTAGCTTTTGACAGTATTAAATTATTACCAGCACATAGTGTTACATCTGTCTCAGGTATGTTATAAATAAACTCAATGTCGTTTGCTACTAGATCAGAGTTAGTAGAACTGTTTACTTTCTGCCAGCCTCGTCTAGCACCTATACGACCAAACTTATCTATAACACAGTTGTATGCTTCTAATGCGTAGCCTGATGCAAGATCAACACTACTCTCTTGTGTATTAACACCAAGAAAACCTGGTGCTGATATTGTCGATGATTGTAATCTTCCAGCCATTAGACTTGATGCCAAACATATTCGTCACTGTATCTACCGTTTTCAATAGCTATATGATCTGATAAAGACGCATCAGCTAATGCAGTAGCTTCTTGTGCTGCTATTCCACCATCTTCACCACGCTCTGCTACAGCCATTGCATAAGCATATTTAAGAACAGGTTCAGAAGGCACAACTAACCGATCTGCTCCAGCACTTAATGATACTTGTGGTTTATAGATGTTAAAGAACACATTATAAACACCATCAGGAATAGGAAAGATATCTACTTGAGTATCACCGTTAGTATCTACACCGTTAAAGTTATAGTAATAAGGTGAACCTTTTTGTGGTGTCTGATTAAGAAACAAATTGTTCATCTGACTAAAAGGCATATACTCTAAGAAAAAATTATCTTCACTATTAATAACATCAATCACTTTGAATCGTTGACCTGATCCTGTCATAACATAGTTAAACAAATCATTAGCAGTAGTTACTGTTAATGTTTCAGACAAAGCATTCCATTGATACGAATCTTCTACCAATCTTTTAGCGTCATTAACAAACTTACCAATAAGTTTAGAGTATGGAGTATCTGTTGTAGCAGTTACCTCATCTTCTCTAAGTCTTATTAGTACATCATTAACTAAATCTAAGTAGTTCATTATCTAAACCTTTTGGTTTTCTTGCTATTAGGTATTACTTCTTTTTCTTTACTGGTTTCTTTTTCTTCATTGGTTTACCGTATCCGTATCCTGGCATAGTTATCTCCTGTTAATTATGAAACTGTGTTGTTTGTGCTGATGTTAACTCTAATGTTGCTAGATAAGTTACAGAATTTGTAGTGCCTGTATTTTGTATTCTTATTTCATCATGCTCTTGCATTGCAACAGAAGCCTGACCATCTAATAAAATAGACTCACCAATACCTAAGTTTTTACCTGCTACTATTAAATACTCTTCGTTTTCTGAAGAGTCATACCAGTAGACTTTAGGTGTTTCGTTGCCAGTAAGACTAATAATATACTTAACTAACCAGTTTGCTGTATTCTTAGCAGGAACTGTATATAATACCTGCTTAACATTAGCAGCAGGACTACTGCCTGAGCCTAGTGTTTTTGCGACTGTTATGCTTCTTGCCATGAATTATTCTTTCTATTGATCCGATGAACCCATTCCATATCTCTTGTGGACTAGGAAGTAACCACCCTAATACCAACAACAATAAGTACCACATCGGTACATTAGTATTATTTTGTATTAAGCTATCTACTTTAGATGTGTTAATGCTGCTGTCGTTTTCCTTTTGACTAACATTAACATTCTCACCTTCGATCTTGGTGTTGTCTTGTTGACCTACTACCTGCTGTGTGTTCTCTTTTCCTACCTGAGCGTTAGCATTAACATTAGTACCAGATTTACCTGGCATTATAGCCTTAGCTATTCCTAAAGCTGCACATCCTTGCAACAGAAGCATAGCACAAATAGCAACAAAAAACTTATTTATTTTATAACCGTCTAGCAATAGCATCTACTAACCAACCCAGTGAAGCACCTAGTATAAGCAGTAAAGCACCAGCACCTTTCCACTTAGTAACGACATCAGACATACACTTAACATCTATGCGTAGTTCTTCCATCTGTCTTTGTAAAGACTCTACCTGAGCCTGTAGTCTACCTAGCTGTTGATTGGTATCTTCCATTACCATTTCTCCTTATTAGCCCAGTATGCTGCTGACATCTTACCTTTAGATATATTTTTAGCGTGTCTAGCTTTAAATGATTTACGTCTAGCTTTTTCTGATGCTGTCTTAGGAGACTTACCTGCACCTGACACACCCTGCTGACCAAACCTTATAGTCTTAACCTTGTCACCTTCTTTAGCCACAACAACGTGTGACTTAGTAGGATGGTTTGGTGTACGCTTAGGTTTGTTAAACCCTGATACACCTGCTCTTTTTAATCTAGGATCCGCTGCCATTGTATACCTCTAACAATTTAACTCTAACCTTTAAATCATGAAACTGTTCTAGCATCTCTTCTTTAAGTTCCTGTCTTGCAAAAGCATTACCAGGACTAGGAATGATCTGACCTTGTGGGTCCACTAACATCATCATGTTAGCTTGCAACAGTTGTATCTCACCTCTTAGATCATTGACGTTACTAATAACCCACCACATCGCAGCAAGTAATACTGGTATGATTCCAGCAAGTAACGTAGCTAGATCAAAGTTCTTCATTAATCTGCTGGCTCTGGTGTGTTGCCCTCAGCCAACCACGCTAAGTATTCTTGATAGTCTGTGTTGGCTTCGTCAAATGGAATACAAGCTCCGTCTGCTATGCGAATAACATTATCTCCCTCGTTAGGAATAATAGTATCTGTAGTTATGTCATATTTATTAGTTTGTTTATACATTTTATAACTCTGCTGTTAATTTAAGTTCAGAAACATAAGTGGCAGAAGTAGTAAATTGATAAGATACAGAATCAGTAGAGATGTAAGTTGCATTTGGTGTCCCTGTACCACTTTTTACAATTGTAGGATTAGCTCTCATTTCTGTTCGATACTGAACTGTTGACCACCAGTTACCAGAGTTGTACTGTGCTGAAACCCATAAGTTGTTTGCATTTTTACCAACTTCTTGATAATACCTTTCACACAACTGCAACTCCATCCCATACGGTCTATGCTCAAACTCAGTAGCTACTGATCCAGCTTCTAGTTGTACTCCTGTGATGTAGAAAGTAGCCCCTGATGTGCCAACTACAGATGTTGCTCCTGTAGCTG